GGTTCATTTAACACACAGATACCCGCATGAGGGGTGTAGTATAAGAAAGAGGGTGAACTTATTGGCAACTAAAAAATTCTATGAGGATATGACAAAAGATGAAATCATCAAATCCGAAAAATCAAAGTTAAACGGGATTTATTCAAAACTTGAAAGCAAAACTAAAAAGTCAGTAAGCTCGCTGGTTGACGAAGCTGCTTTTATGTCTGCAAGTCTTTATGAACTGAGACAAATTATCAACGAAAAAGGGTACACTGAGGAATACCAAAACGGGGAAAGCCAAAAGGGGACTAAAAAGTGTTCTGAGGTTGAAATATATATCCAACTATCAAAAAACTATATGACCATCATTAAGCAGCTTACCGATTTACTCCCAAAAGAAGATAAAATTGCAGAAAAGAGCGACGGATTCGACGACTTTGTAAATGGGCGTGAGGATGCTTGATTAAATATTCAACAAGTTATAATCCAATCCGGGAGTATTGGGAAAAGATTGAATCTGGGGAAATAATCGTATGCAATAAAATAAAAAAAACATACCAAAAAATCATTTATGATTTGGATAACCCCGGGGAGTATTATTATAGTCCAAAGCGTGCGAACCACATAATCGAGTTCATAGAAAACTTTTGCCACAACTACCAAGGCAAACAGGGCGGTAAATTAATCGTTTTGGAACTTTGGGAAAAGGCAATGCTTGCCACGACATTCGGATTTATTGATATTGAGGGAATCCGCAAATATCGTGAAGCCTTACTGATTATCGGAAAGAAAAACGGAAAGTCTTTACTCGCTTCATGCGTGGGGCTTTATTTGCAAATTGCCGATGGTGAACCGGGACCGGAAGTTTATGCAGTAGCCACAAAAAAAGATCAGGCAAAAAAAATATGGATTGCTGCAAAACTGATGGTGAAAAAATCCCCATCACTCAGAAAACGCATTAAGGCTTTAGTTTCAGAACTTGTCAGCGATTTTAACGATGGAATTTTTAGGCCGCTTGCGTCTGACAGCGATACGCTTGATGGGCTTAATGTTTCCGGTGTGCTCATGGATGAGTTGCAACAATGGAAACAGGGCAAAGCACTATTCGACATCATGGCAGACGGTACCACGGCGAGAGATCAGCCGCTAATATTTGAAACTACGACCGCCGGAACAATTCGAGAAGATATATATGACCAAAAATACGATGAATCTGCACAGATAATCAACGGGTACTTTGACCCGGTGGGCTACCACGATGAACGGTTTATTTCTTTTGTTTATGAACTTGATAGCCGAAAAGAATGGATAGACCCAAAGTGCTGGGTCAAAGCAAACCCGGGCTTAGGAACCATTAAAAGCCGTGACCAATTATCAGAAAAAGTAAGAAAAGCACAGTCCAACCCACAGCTCGTTAAAAACCTTGTTTGCAAAGAGTTTAATATTCGTGAAACTACCTCGGAGGCATGGATGACTTTTGAGCAACTCAACAATACCGACAAATTCAAGTTTGACCGAGAAAAAAAGGTTTTAGTTTGGGAACATTTCAATTCTGAAACCGGGAAAGCGGAGATTAAAGAATTATCCTTACCGCGCTATGGAATTGGTGGTACGGACTTATCCGAAACCACTGACTTGACAGCGGCAAAGGTTATTTTTATGATTCCAGAGTGCAAATATATTTTTGCTTTGCAAATGTATTGGTTACCAGAAGATTTACTTGAGCAGCGCACGAAAGAGGATAAAATTCCTTATGACTTATGGGCTGAACAGGGATTATTGAGAACTTGCCCCGGAAACAAAGTACACGCAAAATATGTCACTGAATGGTTCCTTGAAGTTCAGAACCAAATGGACGTATATATTCCTTTCGTTGGATACGATGGGTGGAGTGCTACATATTGGGTTGAAGAAATGAAAGGCGAGTTTGGCAAAGAAAGCATGATACCAGTAATTCAAGGTAAAAAAACGCTTTCCGCACCAATGAAGCAGTTAGGCGCAGACCTTGAAAGCAAATTAGTCGTTTATAATAACAACCCAATTGATAAATGGTGCCTTGCAAATACCGCAATTGATATTGATAAAAACGATAATATTCAGCCGATTAAAACAAGCAACCACCGCCGCAGAATAGACGGTACTGCAGCCCTACTGGATGCCTATGTGGTGTTGCAGGACAAGTACGGAGAATATCAAAGTATGATTTAGGAGTGATAAAATGGCAGAATTATTTTTAAGAACTGATGATGGAAAGGAAGTTCCACTTGAAAAAGTTGAGGGATTAGACAATGGAAAAATCACGGTAGTTAGAGTAAACACGCATCTAAGGCCAGCAGATGTAAGCACATATGAAAAGGAACTTTCTATAAAATTTGACAGAAAGGTAATCGTATTAGATTTGAGATTTGGCGAAATTTTGTCAATAAAGGAGTGATTTGATGGGAATAATGCAAAGAATCTTTAACCGTTCCCCGACCGAAGCCCGTTATCAGATGATGACAGACCGGGGAAATGGGTTTTACGCATGGAACGGCAAACTATACCAGTCCGATGTTATCCGAGCGTGCATCCGGCCAAAGGTCAAGGCAGTTGGAAAGCTTGTTGGAAAGCATATAAGGGAAACCGTCACGCAGGCAGGGAAAACGCTTGCAGTTAATCCTGATGCTTACATACGGTTCTTACTGGAAGAGCCAAACCCATATATGACAGGACAGATGCTGCAAGAAAAACTTGCTACACAGCTTTGCTTGAACAGTAACGCGTTCGCGGCAATTATCCGCGACGAAAACGGATACCCAATTGAGATTTATCCGGTTCCGGCAATGCAAGTTGAAGCCATATACAACTCTGATATGACCTTGTCGCTGAAATTCTTGTTTTTGAATGGGCGTTTTGCAACATTCCCTTACACTGACATTATCCATTTGCGGCAGGACTACAACGATAACGACATATTTGGTGAAAGCCCAACCGCCGCGCTAACTCCGCTCATGGAAATTATCAATACGACCGATCAGGGCATCATCAAGGCAATCAAAAATTCGTCCGTTGTGCAATGGCTTTTAAAGTTTGTCACTTCCATGCGTCCAGAGGATTTGAAGAAACAAGCCACTGATTTTGCTGCAAACTATCTGAGCATTGACAGCACTTCAATCGGCGTAGCGGCAGTGGACAGCAAAGCCGTTGCAGAACGAATTGAGCCAAAAGACTACGTACCTAACGCGGCGCAGATGGACAGGACAACGCAAAGGATTTATTCGTTCTTTAACACGAATACCAAAATTGTTCAGTCTGATTACGATGAAAACCAGTGGAATGCGTATTTTGAATCGGAAATTGAACCGGTTGAAATACAGTTAAGCAATGAGTTCACTCGAAAGATTTTCAGCCGCCGTGAAAGAGGGTTCGGGAACAAAATTTATTTTGAAGCGTCTAACTTGCAGTACGCAAGCATGACCACAAAATTAGGCTTGCAAGCAATGGTAGACCGTGGCGCATTAACTCCGAATGGGTGGCGATCTGTATTAAATCTTGCGCCGGTAGATGGTGGAGACGCTCCGATTCGTAGACTTGACACGGCACCAGTGGGAGGTGAATCAAAATGATTTATATTTTCAGAGCAGTTCAAGGAATGAACGACGCTGCACTCGAGGCCGAAAAGTCAAAAATTGACGAACAAATGAAAACCGGAAGTGTGCTACTTCCAGCAAATATTGAATTTGTGACTGTGGTTAATGTTCCTGAGAAAGGGGCAAAGGTGAAATCAAATGAAAATTAATGTAAAAGGTAGCATTGTTCCCAGCAGTGACAAATGGATTTATGACTGGATTGGCATTGAAGCAACAAGTCCTAAAGATGTTTCAGGCGCGCTTGAAAAATCCAATGGCATGCCGGTTGATGTAGAAATCAATTCCGGCGGCGGTGATATTTTCGCGGGTTCTGAAATCTACACAGCCTTGCGCGGGTACGCAGGAGGGGTAAACATTCATATTGTCGGATTAGCGGCAAGTGCAGCAAGCGTTATCGCAATGGCTGGCAAAAGCGAAATGTCGCCAACAGCTATGATGATGGTACATAATGTATCGTCTTATGCCGAGGGAGATTATCACAGCATGGATAAACAGTCGGACGTTTTGCAGCAGGCCAACAAAACAATCGCGGCGGCCTATGTTGAAAAGACCAACATGAGTGAAAAAGATGCGCTGAAAATGATGGACGCTGAAACATGGCTGACAGCACAGCAGGCAGTTGATAAAGGCCTTGTAGATAAAGTGATGTTTGCTGACGTTCAGCTTGCCGCAGCTTT